CGTCAATGAGTTGATTCCGCAGATCATCCACGAAGCCAAGCGCCGCGGCATGACCATTGACTCCTACCCGACCAACGGCAATGATGAAGAGGGTCAAGCAACGACCGTCTACCCGGATCCGCAAGACCGTGCCCACATCGACAGCACCTACCGGCGCCTCACAGGGTTCCCAAAAGACATCGACTGACGCCTCCGCGGCCCTCAATATCAATGACTTGAGCCGCGTACAGGTGCACCGCCTGTCCGACGACCGCTTCCGGGTACTGGCACAGCAAGTGCTTGGCCTGCAGAAAGCCGACCGCAAAGAAAACCAACTGCTCTACTACACACCGGTCTCCAAGCAGGCCGAACAGATCCACCTGTCCAAAGCCAAATACGTGGGCGTGGGCGGCGGTAACGGGTCATCGAAGACCGAAACCTGCCTGGCCCACCTCGCCATGATCTCCACAGGCGTTATCCCTTACTCCGTCCCCTACGTGGCCGACGAGTTTCGGGGGCCGGTGAACGTGCGCGTAGTGGTCGAATCACTCACCACGGTGTTGCACCCCATCATTCTCCCCAAGCTGAAGTGGTGGAACTGGACCGGCGCGGGCGCGGTGGGGTCTGATCAGGGCCACTTCGGCTGGATTCCCAAGACGAGCCTCATCGACGGCAGTTGGGAGCGCTCGTGGAGTGAAAAACTCCGCACCCTGCGCATCCTCTGCCGGGACGTGAACGACCCCGACAAGGTGGTCGGCGAATCCATATGGCAGTTTATGTCCCACGATCAAGATCCCAGCGACTTTGCCTCGGGGGACTACCAATACGTGCTCCACGACGAACCCCCCTCTCACGCCATCTGGACCGAGAACGAAGCCCGCACCATGCGTGTGGACGGCAGGATGTTCCTGGCCATGACGTGGCCCGATGACCCGGCGATCCCCGTCGACTGGATCTTCGATGACATGTACGAGAAGGGCCGCGCCGGGCCGAACAAGAGCGACTATCACGATTGGTTCGAGCTATACACCACCGACAACCCCCACCTGAATCAAGGCGCCATCCAGCGCCAAATGGAGCAATGGGGCGATGAGATGGTGTCGGTGCGCATCTACGGGAACCCCATCCGGTTCTCTAACCGCATCCACCCGGATTTCACGAACATCGAGCAGACGTGGTGCTTCAGTTGTAAGAAGGCTGTGGTCCCCCGCGAAGGCCGCTGCCAGAAGTGCGGCAGCCATGAGCTACACGACTACTGCCACGTCAAAGACTTCGACTACCAGCCGGGCTGGCCCGTGGTCTGGATCTTGGACCCCCACCCCCGCAAGCCCCATATGTTCATGTGGTGCATGATTGACCCCAGCGATGACGTGTGGGTGATCCACGAAGGGGAACTGGACGGCGAGCCTGCCGAGGTGCACGAACTGGTGTCCCGTGTCGAAGAATCCTATGGCTACAACGTCGTGCAGCGGTTGATTGACCCGAACATGGGTAAGTCCCCGGCGTCTACCAAGCGCGGGGTGACCTGGCAGGATGAGTTCTCCGAGGCCGGGTTGCTGTGTGATCTCTCCGATGACAGCGATGTAGGCCGCGGGCGCATCAATGAATACTTCAAACCCGACCCCTACCGCCTCCAGCCGCGCCTGCACATTCATTCGCGCTGCGAGACCACGGCCTTCCAGATGGCGCGCTACGTCTGGGACGAAAATAAGGCCAAACTCGAAAAGGAGATGAAACAGAAACCCAGACCTAAGTACGATGACTTCCCCACTATGCTAAAGTATTTGCTCAATACGGAACCTAGCTTCGCCTGGTTGCGCGAAGGAGCGCCCGTAATAACCCATAGAGGGAAGCGGAAGCGGGGTTACTGACCCGAATCCTGCCAAATCCCAGACTTAAGGGAAAATAGAGGCTCACCCCATGACCGAACGATTCGACCGCGCTGCACAGCCCACCGGCTTCCTCCATTCAGACGGCAAGACACGCAGCAGGGGCCTGCTCTCTGCCCGCGAGAAGCACTTTAATGCCAACAACCCCGTCAAGGCCCCGCCTAAAGCCAAGCACCCCCGGAACCAAGTCATTGACAAAGCCGTCGATGACGCCGTCAACGCGACCGAGAAACGAAAGTAATGGCTGACGACACAAAGCGCATCCGCAAGCGGCGGAAAGAACGCCTGGGCATTGACGATCAGAAAATCGCCAACCGGGTCTATGAGTTCTACAACGACACCCAACAGGCCAATGCCACCGACCGGGAGAGCCGACTGCAGCGCTACGCTAAATACCGGGGCTGGATAGAAGGCAAAGACTGGCCGTGGGAGGAAGCCAGCGATGTGCCCCTGTCGGACATCATGGAAAAGAGCCTGAAAATGCAGGACACGCTGCACAATGCCGTGCTCTCCCAGCGCCCCGCCATCAGCGCGCAGGCCAACAACCGGGCCGATTCCGAAAAGCAAGAGAAGATCGACAATCTCATTGACTTCCAGCTATTCGTCGAGCAGCCCGGCGAAGAGATTGTCGGCGAGCTAGCCGAGAATTTTGTCAACGATGGCGTGTTTACGACCTTCATCCCCTGGATAAAAGAGAAGCGCGAGATTGTCGATCAGCGGTTCTTCGATCCCATCCCCCCCGACGAAGTCCCCGAGATCTACTTTGCCCGGCTGCTCAAGATGGAGTTCCCAGACGCTGTTGTTGGCGCAAAGGAATCCGGGTGGGACTTCACCATCATCCAGATGGTCAACGGCGAGCGTGAAGAGTTCGAGGCCAAGTTCTACACCGAGGACGATGGGCGCGTGCACGTGTTCATGGACCGCGAGGTGGAAATCTACAATGGCCCTCGCGTGCTCCCGATGGCCTATGACCGGGTGCTGCACCCCACGCGCGTGTCCAATCTTCAGATCCCCGGCCCCAACAACCCCGGTGGCAGCCCGTGGGTGATCTTGTGGGACCGTCCTACCGTGGACGAACTGACCCGGTTGTCCAAGTCGGGGTTCTACGACCGCATGACCGAGGAAGACATCAAGGCCCTGACCACCCTGGCGCCCGACAAGAGCTACGACGACCGGGACCAGCAACTGGATGACTTCGAAGGCAAGACCGACGAACCCATCAAAAAGGCCACCGCCCCCTCCCACACCCGCCTGACCCGCCTGCTCTGCTTTGACATCTACGATATTGACAATGACGGGCGTCAAGAAGATGTCATGTGGTGGGTGCTGCTGGAGTCCAAAAAGCTGATGAAGGTCAAGCGGTTGACGGATATGTACCCGTCACAGCCCCCGCGGCGCCCGCTGGCCGAAGCGAGTTTCCTGCCGGTGCCAGGGCGCAGGCTCGGCATCAGTCTGCCCGAACTGGTCGAGGGCACCCACGACATTATGAAGACCGTCATGGATCAGACCATCGACGCTGGCACCGTCAGTATCGCTCCCTTCTTCTTCTATAGGCCGCAGTCTTCTATCAAGCCGGAAACCATCGAATTGTCCCCCGGCAGCGGCTATCCACTGGCGAACCCCGGATCCGACGTGCACTTCCCGCAACTGGGTAATTCCCAGAGCCTGGGCTTCGGTCTCAACGTGTTCACCCTGCTCTCGCAGATGGAAGAACGCCTGACCACCATTGGTGACATGCAACTGGGCCGTGTGCCTGCGGGCAAGTCATCGGCGCTGCGCACGGTGGGAGGTATGCAGCTACTGGCAGGACAGGGCGAGGCCCGCCCCGAGCGCATCCTACGCCGGTTCTTCAGCGGACTCTCGGAGATATACACGCAAATCCATGAGTTGAATCAACATTTTCTCCCGCGTGATAAGCAGTTTCGTGTGATCGGTGTCAACGGCCCCAGCGAAGATCCATACCAGACCATCAAGGATAGAGATCTCATCCGCGGGCGGTTCCAGTTCACCTTTTCCGCGAACGTGCTGAACACCTCCAAGGCGGCGATGCAGGAGAGTCTGCAGGCCATCATGCAGGTGCTGATGACCCCCGTGTCGGTGGAACTGGGCATCGTGGATCCCAATGGGATCTACCTGCTCATCCGTGATTTCATCCGCAGCCTTGGCCAAGACCCTGATCGGTACGCCAACGAGCCTGCGGGCGGGGAGGCAGGGCCGGAAATCTTTGTTGAGGAAGCCCTGCAACAGATCATGAACAACGAAGTGCCCGCGGGACGGGCCGCAGAGCCGGGTGGTGCGATGCAGCATCTGGAACGGCTCATGGAGTTCATGCAAAGCGACAACTTCGGGCTGCTGCACACCGAGACCCAGAAAAAGATATTTGGTCAGTACCTGGCGA